AACGTGTAAAGCTGGTGCATCTTGAACCAATACAGTTTCAATTTCTGCAAAAATTCTAAATACAAATAAATCCGGTATAATATTATAGTTAGCACCTACATTAATTATATGATCAATAGTTAGGTCTGAGAATGCAACCATACCTGCAGGGTGTGCTGCTCTTGTTAAAGCCTCTCCCCATTGTGATTTAGAAAGTGATGATTTAATTTGATATGAAAATTGTTGATAAATTTCATTATCCTGTAATCTGTTGGCGTCTGATAAAAACCCTCGTATGTTTTTAAACTTGCCCGGGAATGTATGTGAGAATCCTGTCTGACAAGTTATGGTTTGTGTTTCGCTGTTGCTTGATGTAAGTATAAAATCAAAGGACGCTCTTTGGAAACCTGTTCCTGTAGCAATAACTTCAAAAGATGAAGGATAACTATTACTATCTATTTGTGTAATTCTTATATAGGCATTATTACTAATACCTGTTAATGTATAATCTTCTGCAAAATAATCTAAAGCGTAAACACCTAAAATGTCTCCTGTTTCTTGAACTTGAAATGTATCACCAATTCTAAATCCACCATCCGATGTTCCTGTATTTGTTTTATTAACTACCTTGTTTAAAACTCTAGTCAAAAATGCTTTACGATTTATATTTTCATCTTGAACATCCTCTAACCCTATCCACGTTCTTACATCATCAGTTACTAATGCTAATGTAGGTGCAACTGTATAACCTGCACCACCGTTATTAATAATAACTGAATCTATTTGATTTGTTGTTGAATTAATTCTAACTTGTAAATCTGCGACTGTTGTAATTGTATCACCACTATCAGGTAAAATAACAACTCTAGGATTAGCACTATAACCTTGTCCTGCATTATCAATACTAATCGAGTTTATAGCACCACCACTTACTGTGCATGAGATTTCTCCCTCTACACCATAACCAGGTATAACAGTTTCTGCAGGTATATCTATTACTAATTCAAATGCTTCTGGATTTGTATAGGCTATCTTTTTAGACCTAGACACTGATGTTTTTAATCTATTTCTTTTTGTAATAGAGCCTTCTGATGTGTAGTAAACTATATCTGTTTCTTTTCCTCTAAAATCTAAAGGATTATATTTGGGGTCTAAAGTTTCATTAGCATAAACTTTTATTACAACTTCTCTAGAATAAATACCATCTGATGGTCTTAAAATATATTCTGATGGTTTAAATATTTCTATTTCTTCTCCATACGCCAATCTAAAAAATGTTTTAACACCTTCTATGGAACCTTTGGATTCATAAAAATCTCTTATCCTTTTAATAAGTAATCTATCACTTACAGATGAATCTAAAGGAAAGTCTATAGCATATTGTTGTAATAACGATTCTAAAAAGGCACCATCATAATGGTCAACATTCCAGGAATCAAGTAACTCCTGTAAAACATAATTTGGATTCCCACTTGAATCTAATCCTGTAAAATACTTATTAATAAAAGTAGCAAAGTTAGGATATTCAGCTCTAATGAATTCTGGTATTTGTTGGTCAATAAGATATGAAAAGTTTTGATGATAGTATTCTGGGGATCTTTGATATACTCCCAATTCAACTTCAAAGGTGGCACCGGAGCCTGCAGAAATATGTGTAACTGTTAAAACAATATCATCTGCTCTTTCATCTCCGCCTAAAGATATATCACTAATAGTTACGGTATCTCCTTCAGCATAACCACTACCTTTGGCAGTAATTGTAACACTAGTTACGGCACCATTTTCATCTACAATAACTGTAAATTGTGCACCCGTTCCTCTTCCGCTAGATGTAGACCCTACACCCGTAAATGTTCCTGCACCCCTGTTTGTGTCGGCTGCTGTAGTATGTGTAAAAGCTGATAAAGAGCCAATTAAATATACCTGAGGTGCTGTTAGATACCCTAAACCCTCATCTGTTATTGTAACTGAGTCAACTATATTACTTGCAATTGCTACTGTTGCTGTAGCCTGTCTTGTGTCTGCTCCTATAATAGTTGTTGTAGGGGCACCAATAAATAAGGTAGGGGCGTCGGAAGAACTATAACCGTTCCCCGGATTCGTAATATTAATTCGTTTTATAAAACGAACAAAACTTTGCCCTTCTGCCATATTAACTATCCAATGTTAAATCATAAGCCGTTATATCTATTCCTGCAAGAACATTATTAGGTGCATCCAATACACTATCATCTTTTACCAAAATTGTATTTTTAGCAGGAAGTGCTGTTACAGGACCTGTTGAAATCTCAGATTTTCTTGTTAAAGTTTCTGTTTTAATATCTTTTGAACTTTCATGTGGTATAGATGTAACTCTTAAATCTGTTAATTGACCAGTAATTTCTGTAATGAATAAATCATTTAATGTTACTTTACCTGTTGTATAGTCTACTGTTCCTACATTAGAATTAATTATAACTTTTTGTGTTGCTGTTTTTAAGACTAATGTTCCTGTGCCATTCCAATCGGGTGAAACAACTCCTGTATTAGGAATGTCTGATATAAAGACTTTACTTGTAGCGCCGTTTATTTTTACATTAAAGTAATTACTGTTAATTGAATATCCATTTATTTTATTATTAAAGTCTAAAATATATTTTGCTGAAGCGTTTAAAACAGGCGATGTTCTTTTTTGTAATCTAAGTTCTAAGTTAGCACTTAATAGGGCTCTTGATAATCCAACAATTCGTGTGGTCAATTTGGAGTAATAAAAATTAGCATCCAATGTATTAAGTTCTTCATTAAAATAATTAGTAATCTCGGTTGAAATTAAACTTGAAATTTCTCCGGGTGTTAATTTACTTAATTTTTTATCGTATTGTGCTTTAACCTTCATACCTATATAAGTGTATTCTGGGTCAATAAATTCTGTAGTTAATGATATTGGTTGTTTAGGAGAAATTGTATCTCTTAATAAAACATCTTTATCGTCTTGTGTTATGACCAATCCATCTTTAGGTTGTAATGAAACAAAAACTTTTCCGTAAATAGGTGGGTCATTAATTTCACCGCCCCATACGGTTACAGATTTAACGTTAGGATTAGCTTGTAATATTAATGATGAATAATCATTTCCTGTAACTGCTCTATTTTTTGAGGCATTAAATCTAGGTGCATTAAAACGAATACTATCTACGCTCTCCTGTCTAGCACCGCCGGCTGATTTTGTAACTACCGTTAATGTTTTTGTTTCGCCTGAACCTGTAACTAAGGAAGGAGCCGTAAAACTTTTTGCACCATTGCCTGCTTCGTGATTAGTTGAAATATAGTCTACAATAGCAATGTTTCCTGCTTCAAGTTTATTACCTATAACACCGTCTCCAAATCTTATTTCATATAATCCACCTACAGACTCCTCAACAAAGAATGCTTTAGTTGTGCTGGTTACATTATTAATACTATTGCTAAGTGTATATTTGTTTGTATCTGTATTTGTAGCGGATTCCTGAACTGTAACTAAAATTGTAGTCGTATCCACGTTAGGATTATTTAATAAAACAGGTCCTTGTTCAAACCCTGTTTCAATTATCTGTGATGTTCTTAATAATTTACCCTCAATTATTTCTATATTCTCAAATAAGAAACATTCTCTGCCACCACCATTAACTGTTTTATTTACTGTATAATCTTTAGCCGGATAGAAGGTGTAGGTTTTTCCATTTAATGAAGTAGTAAATGTTTTATCTTTTGTTAAAGTTAAAGTTGGTAATGAATAACTTGAGTCGGGTTCAATTTCTAATGTAACTGTAGCCCGTGCCGATCTTGCTGACCTAGCTGTATACCCCATTGTTTTAGCAATGGATGCAATAGAGCTTCTTTTAATAGCGGAATCTAAGAAAGCCTCATTAGCTGTCATATGTGCTAATATTGCGTTATAGTGGGTGTTATATGCGAGTAAATCTAAAATTACAGATAGACCCGATGCATCAAAGTCATAATCCGCAAACTCACTTTGCGATGCCATAAAAGTTTTTAAATTACTTCTAATTTGGTCGTAATCTAATTCTGTTACATTTTTAACTGCCATGTCTTGTTACCTTAATCTTGTTAATGTTGTTCTAAATACTTGTTGTTCCCTAATACCTTTTACATAAAAGTAAATAAAAATATCATATTCATTATCATCAAAATTTGGACTACAAGCCACTTCACTTACTTCTACTCTAGGTTCCCAATTTAAAAAGGCGTCTTCAATTAATCCTTCTAATGCCTTTGCTGTATTGAAGTCCATTGGCTCAAACATCATTGAATATATGGGGGAACCGAATCTTGGTGTAAATGGTTTTTCCCTATATTTTGTTTTTAGCAATATCTCCATTGCTTGTCTAACAGAATTAACATCAACCTTTTTACCAATATCACCTGTGATAGGATTGATATTAAACGATAAGTCTAAATCGGAATAAAGCCTTGTTGGTTGTTTGTGAGCCATGTATTATTTATACTTAAAAATTAAGTATCTCCTCCGCCTGTTAATATTTCTACAATACTATCATCAGTATCAACATCTCCTAATATAGAAACTGTTGCTTGGTCTAAACTTGCTGTTAGTAATTCATCTCCTATACTTTCTGCTTGATTTTTTAAACTTCTAATTCTATCAGCAATACTTTGTATTCCTTGTTTTATATTTCTTCTACTACCATTCAATCTAAATGGGTCGCCTGGCTCTTCTCTAAATGAAATACCACTTCCACTTTGATTTGGAACAAAGACAAGTGTTCCATCTTTAATAGCATCTTTAAATTGAGTTGTTATATCAGGAAACTTTCCTTCCTTTAAAAGAGACTTCATTGTTTCAGTTGGTGTAGGAAATGATAATGGTTGCCCTAATCTAACAACTTCCCCGTCTATGTTTTGCATATTAGGAACAAGTTGACAAAGTAAATTTAAATCGTTACCTACATCTCTTAATAAGCCAGCAATATTATCTATATCAACATCTACATCTTTATATTTTTCTTTTAATCCATTTAAGTATAAAGCTGTTCCGGCAATTCCTTTTGCCGTATCCAACATTTTTTCAAAGTCTTCTGGCAACCCAGGTATTCTATTTTTAATTGAAGCCAATGGGTCTTCTAGCATTTCTTTTGCTAACTGAATTTGAGCATCAATGCCTGCTGTTAATTGTGCCTCAACAAAGCCTGGAATAGAAGCAATCTTTTTATCTAACGCTGCCAAGGCATCGTCAGCATACTGTAATGTGCTATCAATATTGTCGGCTAAATCTATTAAGCCCTGTGCTGGTCCGCAACTCATTTATACTCCCTATGTTGGTGGCGCCGTTGTGCCTGCAGATGAACCACTAGTAATAGCATGAACGTGTGTTCCTAATATTGTTGTTCCTTGTGAAACTACAGTTCCAGAAACTGTTCCTAATACTGTATGGTTACCTGTTTGGTTATTTGCACCTATATGATTAATAATACCCGTCCATGTTGTTGACGGAACAACGTAAATGCTGGAGCCAAGAACTGTTTCAGTTTTAACTAAACCAACATCAACATTCATATTTAATGAAGCCCCTATATTAAATCCTCCAGATGAGAAACTAATATCTGATAATGTGCTTGTTCCAAAGTTTAAATCTCGTAATGAATAAACACTAAATGTTCCTAACGAACTTAAAAGTTTAATACCCGTAATTGCCGATACTGAGAATTTCTCAACTGTATTAATTTTATAATCCTTACCTACATCAGTTTGCATTCTACCTTTAACAACTAATGTATCTGAGCCTGTATTAGGAACACCTGTTCCTCCTCTGGCACGTATCTGTGTGTCCCTAGAGCCTTCGACAATAGTGGACATATCAGACATAACTTCTATTACTTCATTACCTTGTATCTTTGTATGGCGGTCTCCTCTGACAATCGTAAAGCTATTTCCTGTAATATCCTCATATTTGTCGCCTTTAACATTAAATGTTGCATCGCCTTCAACTGTAACATTAACACTACCCTTAATAAAAACATTTTTATTTTTAACTACTATCTCATAGTCATCGCCCATTACTTTGGAAACACGTGTTCCGTCAGGTTGTATTTCCTCAAAGGTTCCTATTTTATGTTGTCTATTTAATCTTTCTGCACCGGGAGTGTCGTCTATTTCAAAGACGTGTCCTGACTCTGTTTCATGCACATGGTTATATGGGTATTTACTTTTTGTTTCTTTTGTTCCTTGTGGGTCAGGTTCATTCCAAGTCGATTCCTTATATCTTGCACCTAATATTTTTCCTATTAGAAGTTCTGGTGCAAATGCAATTGGAACGTCTTCAACTTTAGCCCCTCTTTTAAAGAGTAAAGACTTGTGTTTTTCTGCCATCTCCTCTCTAGCAAGTCTAGATATATCTGACTCTGGAACTGTATTAAGTCCTGATTCTAAATCATATCTAGGATATGTTCCTGATGGGTCATTAAATCCTTTACTTTCATCTGCAGGTGCAATTGGAAATCCACCTAATGTTCCTAATATAACAGGAATTTGAGCATCGCTTCCATCAGCAAAGAATCCAACTACATGAGTTCCTTCTACAATACCTGTTGCACTATGCCCTATGCCTGAAATAGCTGCCGATTGTATTGGCTGTAATACTTGTGCAAACGGTAGGTCTTCTGTAGGCAACACATTTTTATCTTCGGTGTGATGTCCAAGTATTCTTACTTTTACAC